GTTAACCCATATTTAGAATCAGTACAACAAAGACAAGGTTTATACGCGTTTAAAGTTGTAATGAACGATTCAAATAATGGACCCGATGTAATTGATAGAAACGAATTAAGAGGTGCTATATACATACAACCTACTAAAACGGCTGAATTCATTTACTTAGATTTCAACATTCTACCAACAGGAGCTGAATTTCCTGCATAAGAATTAGAGAGTATAATATTTATAATTGAATAAAAAAATAAAACAAACATAAAATGGCAGTATTAGACCCAAACGAAATATTTTTCACCGCTTTTGAACCAAAAGTAGCTAATAGGTTCATAATGTATGTTGATGGTTTTCCATCCTACATTATTAAAGGAGTTAGTGGATTAGGATTTGCACAAGATGAAATTACATTAAATCATATCAATACTTATAGAAAAGTTAAAGGTAAGTTAAGATGGAATGATATCACTATGCAACTATTTGATCCAATTACTCCATCTGGAGCCCAAGCCGTGATGGAATGGGTAAGATTACACCACGAATCAGTAACTGGTAGAGATGGTTATAGTGATTTCTATAAGAAAGACTTAACTATTGATGTATTAGGTCCTGTAGGTGATGTAGTATCTGAATGGATTATCAAAGGTGCATTTATTAAAGATGGTTCATTTGCTGATATGAATTGGGATACTGATGGTGAAGCAATGAATATTGATTTAACAATTGGAATGGATTACTGCGTGTTAAATTTCTAACAGAAATATATATTTTTTTAAAAATAGCTTGGCTTCGGTCAAGCTTTTTTTTACATTATATATGTATACATGACAATTAAGTTATAACAAATAAAATTTATATGGAAGAATTAAAACTCCCTACTGAACAAGTAGATTTACCTTCAAAAGGATTAGTATATCCTACTGATAATCCCTTATCCTCGGGAAAAATCGAAATGAAGTACATGACCGCTAAAGAAGAGGATATCTTAACAAACCAAAACTATATTAAAGATGGATCTGTTATTGATAAACTTTTAAAATCATTAATTGTTACTAAAATAAATTATGATGATTTAATTGTTGGAGATAAAAATGCTATTATGGTAGCTGCTAGGTTATTAGGATATGGTAAAGATTATACCTTTATGTATGAAGGTGAAGAAATTACAGTAGATCTATCAGAATTAGAACAAAGATTTATTGATGAGGAAAAATTAGTAGAAAAAAATGTAAATAATTTTGAATTTACTTTACCTCATTCAAAAGTTGAGATTACTTTTAAGTTACTTAACAATAAAGATGATAAAAAGATTAAAGGTGAAGTTAAAGGATTACAAAAATTAGATAAAAAATCATCACCTGAATTATCAACTCGTTTAAAATATATGATTACATCTATAAATGGTAACAGTGATGTAAAAACTATTAGAGAATTTGTAGATAATTATATGTTAGCCAGAGATTCAAGAGCGTTTAGAGAATATGTAAAAACATTTCAACCAGATATTGAAATGAAATTTAACCATGAGAGTAGTGACGGCGTTGAAAGGGATATCACCCTTCCAATGACCGTCTCGTTTTTTTGGCCTGACACCGACCTATAGAGTTAATTTATTTAAAACTATCCATGAGATAGTTTACTATGGGAATGGTGGGTATGATTGGAATACAGTTTATAATATGCCTATATGGTTAAGAAAATTTACATTCCAACAAATTTACGATACTAGAAGCAAAGAAGCAGAAGCAAATAAAAAAGCATCTCAAGGTAAAGGAACTAATATAGATTTAAATTCAGCCACAAAAGCCAAAATCCCAAAAGAAGCTTTACGACCAAAAACTACTTCCCCCAATTATATTACGAAGGTATCAAAAAAATGATGCCTTCTAATATTTATAATAAAACCATCACTTAAATGGCTAAAAAGGAAGACGTTCAAAATCAAAAAGATCTTAATGAAGAACTCAGAAATGAGATTTCTTTAGAGGAGCAAATACTATCCCTATTAGCTGATAGAAGAGGTATAGACTCTGAAATAATCTCAGACCAACAAAATTTAAACAATGTTCTTATAGATCAGGTAAAGAACATGAATTTTGAAGTAGTTCAAAGAAAACAAATTAGAGATTTAAGTGCATCCGTTACTAAAATAGCAAATGAAGCTTATTCTATTGGTAAAGATCAATTAGGTCTTACTGAAACCAATGTTAGTATTGCAAAACAGCAAGAAGCATTAACTAAAAACATATTTCTTTTAGAACAACAAAGAAAACAATTAATAGTAGCTATTAATGATGGTACAGCTACTGATGCTGAATTAAATGCTGATATAGCTCAATCAATTTCTGATCAAGTTAAAGAAGCTAAAAATCTTAAAAATCAATTAGCAAAAGTAGCAAAAAATTCTGAAGAAATTAGTGATAACCTTGGAGTATCAGCTTTTGGGGGCCTTGATGAGGTGTTGGGTAAGTTGGGAATGGGGAAAATTGGTAAGCAACTAGGAGTAGAACAAGCTGCAGAATCAGCAAGAGGAATGGCTCAAAATCTTCAAGAAGCCATGAATATGGATGGTAGAAAGCTTACCAAAAATAAAATCAAAGAATTAGGTCTACAAAAAGAAATGAATGGTTTAACTGGTAAGGCTGCAAAAGCTAGGTTAAAAGGTATGGGGGGTATGAAAAAAGGAATGATAGCCCTTAAAGCAGGATTTAAAACTATGTTTGCTATAGCTAAAAAGATGTTAGGTCCTATTGGTCTTATTGTTGAAGCTATTCAAGCTATTATAAGAGTAGATAAAGCATCAGGTGAAGTAGCAAAAGCCATGGGGACTTCCGCAGCTAGAGCAAGAGAAATTAATGCTGAAATGGCAGATGCTGCTTCTAACTCTGGGGATTTATTGGTAACTACTCAAAAGGTAGTAGCTGCAAATATGGAACTTAATAAAATATTTGGAACAGCTGTAGTAATGTCTGGAAAACTAGCTGCTGAATTTGCTGCTGTAAAAGAAAGAACAGGTTTATCAGGACATGCCATGGAAGTGTTTGCAGAAAAAGCACTTTTATCTGGTACATCAATTACTAAACAATTAGAAAAAGTTAGAGGGGTTACTATGGAATTAAGTGCCCAAACTGGTATAATGCTTAATGCTAAAGATATTCAAGAAGGTATTGGACAAATGTCTAAAACACAGATGTTAAACAACCAGATGAATACTAAAGAAATGGCTAAACAAGTATTCCAAGCTAAAATGTTAGGTCTTTCTCAATCCCAATTAGAAAGTACTCAAAATAGTCTATTAGACTTTGAGAGTTCTATAGCAGCTGAAATGGAAGCTGAATTATTAACTGGTAAACAACTTAATTTAGAAGGAGCTAGAGCAGCAGCACTAGCAGGAGATCAAGCAGCATTAGCAGCTGAACTAAGAAAAGAAGTAGGTACAGCAGCTGAATTTGGTAAAATGAATGTTATCCAACAGGAAGCTATGGCTAAAGCATTTGGTATGTCTCGTGAAGACATGGCAGGGATGTTAATAGAACAAGAAAAATTAGAAGCAATAAAAGCCCAGGGTTTTAAATCAGCTAGTGATGCTCAAAACCAATATAATGAAGCTCTAGAAAACGGTACTATGACCGAAGAGCTTAAAAATAAATTAATCAAAGCTGGTGTACATGAACAAATGGCATCTGCAACCCAAGCAGATAAATTAGCTGCTACTATGGAAAAATTAAGTGATTTATTTGTTCAGTTAATGGACCCTTTAATGCCTATATTTGATGCAATAATAAATGTTTTAAAACCTGTAATGGCTATACTAGCCCCAGTAGCAAAACTATTAGGGGATATAATTGGTTTAGTAATGAAAGTTGTTAAACCCTTTATGGATTTTATGTCAGGTAATATGGCAGAATTTGCTGATATATTTACAGGTATATTTACTCTTGATGGCGAAAAAATTATGGGTGCTGTAAGTGGAATTATGGGTAATGTAGGTCAGTTAGTAACTGATGTTATTGTATCTCCATTTAAATCAATTGGTGGATTTTTTAGTGGTCTATTTGGAGATGAACCTGAAACTCCGGATGTACCTCAATTAGCTTCAGGAGGTATTGTAACAAAAGCTACTATGGCTATGATAGGTGAAGGTTCAGAACCAGAAGCTATTATTCCTTTAAGTAAATTATCTTCAATGATGCCTAGTGG